AGTATGTCATTGTAATATAATACAATGATAACAATATCAAGCACTTAAGCCCAATCATGACATTACAAATTGCATTACAATGACTCTAAGTAGTTGATATCACACGTATGCAACTTCCGTGCCATCGCACAACCTTAACAAATGCCCCCTAAGTGTCCGAAATCATACGCATGCAAGACCTGTGCCAACCCCCGCCCGTACCCGCCCCTCCCTCCCCTATCCCAATGGGGTCGTAGCTGACGTGCTGGGCCAGAATTAAACATTTTAGCTAAGTAGTTGAATTCATTGCAGCCGGGCGCTTTTAAGGCGTTTCGAGGAATCAAGCACTTACGGGGTCGTCGCACAGCCTGTTAAGATAATTATGACAAACATGAAAATAAATCGCTTGCATTTAGGTATTATTGTGTTAAAGTGGTACATGAGGCGATAAAACAGGGTCTTTGGGTCCCCCTCCCTCCCTCTCCCATCCTTCCGGAGATCCTGTTTTAACCCTCACCATAAGGGTGGAAGGACAACATGGCAAGACCAAAAAAACCGCAGCACAGACCAGATCGTAACCTTGCTGAAGCCCGCATGACTCGTAGTCTTGACGACCTAGCCCGCTACGAAACATTCACTACAGAGATCGCCCCAGCCCTTCGAGAAGACCTTAAGAACGGGTTGAAAGCCGAAGAGATTTATGAAAAATACACTGCTCATGCAGCCGCACGCGGTATATCTATTGCTATGACTGAGCGTGACACAGGCAAAGCCATGAAAGCAATTCAAGACGTTTTGGACCGGACCAAAGGCAAGGCTATCGTTCGTACTGAAAATAAGCACCGCTTCGAGGAGCTTACAGAAGAGCAGTTAGATGCAATCGTAATGTCTAAGCTAAGAGACGTGACCCCCCAGGAGGAAGACCAGGATGATTAATTTTATTGGAAAAGCCCAAGGCTCTTTTGAGCACATGTTTGAAACCGTTAAAGAAGAGTTGCAGCCAAGCGCTGGTTTGGTTCTCGGGCTCAGACAAACAGACGGCGCGCTGTTCGGCTGTCTTAGTAAGGGTATGACTGCAGCAGAGCTGGCATGGATTCGGGCCTACGTCGTTAGACTGCTCGACAATTCTATTGATGAGTTGATGTACCCGTCTGAAACGGGCGAAGATGAATCGCCTGCCTGAAGATATAAAAAAGCTCTCACGCAAAGATAAGCTAGAGCTTCTTGACGTGATCGAAGCCAAGCGACGCGCATCTAGAAAGCGCTTAGCTGCATGGACACCCACAAACTTTTGTCCGAAAGGTTTAGCTACACAGTTAGATGTAATCATGTCGGCTGCAGACGAGAAGTTCGTCTTCTGCGGTAACGGCTTCGGAAAGACATCGCTCTCAGTCATGCAAGTCAAATGGTGGGCAGACGGCTTCAACCCAGTTACTAAGCAGTACACAACAGTACCCGCAACGATCGCAGTAGTTTTAGACACACCAGCAAAGGTCGCTGACGTCTGGCTCAAAGAGATGCGCAAGTGGTACGAGCTTCCACCTGAGTGGCTGCATAAAGACGGTAAGCCCCACGTCTCACGCGTTACGTTTCCAAACGGCTCCGAGATCCGCTTCTATTTTCATTTGCAGGAAATTCTTGCAGCCGAATCAGTTGAAGTAGATTACGTGCTGTTCGACGAGCCACCACCCAGAGGGCTATACATCGCGCTGATGAGGGGCACTCGCAAAAAGAATTCTAAGCCCAAGCTGTTAATGGTCGGAACCCCCCTAGCTGCGCCTTGGCTCAGGATAGAAATTTATGAACCATGGATGCGCGGAGAAGAACCGGGCGTAGAGTGTTTCAGGGGCTCAGTCGAGGCCAATCGTATCAATCTCGCAGAAGGCTACATCGAGCGGTTCAGCAAGCGCCTTTCGGCTAAGGAGCGCAAGATTCGTCTTGATGGCGAATTCTTCGATTTAGAGGGCTTAGCATTAGCTCACTTATTTAGACGTGATACCCACTGCGTGCGACAACCACATGCCGCTAGACTCCGCGAGAAGGCCAAGAAGGATGGCTGGCCATGCCTGGCTGCATTCGATCCTCACCCGTCTAAGAAGCACCACGGAGTGCTCTTGGCTGTTTCCCCCAAAGGTCGGATGTACGTTCTGTTCATGGTCGCTGAGAAGCTGACCGCGAGGGATTTCATGAAGAAATTTATGGTTAGCTACGCAAAGGGCTATAATATAAAGGATATGGTTTGCGATTCCCTAGGAAAAACAGAGACTTCCGGCGGAGACGGCTTTAAATCATTTATTGAAGTTGCAAACGAAGTATTAAAGAAGTATAATCTACGGATGCGCTCAACTAAGTTCAGCGAGAAGAAGGATGAGGCCTTCATCGATCGGATTCAGGAAGCGCTCGTTATAGAGGACCCAGCAAAAGGGCCGATCTTAAGAATTATGGAGGACTGCGTGGGACTTATATTAGATATTGAGAACGTACAGTGGCAGAAGTACCGTGGCAAGGATATTACCAAGCCAGCGCTGGATATTGAGCACAAAGATAACTTGGCAGCGCTAAAGTACGCTTTGGCCGCCAATCCCCTCACAATGAAGAACCGTGGTAGGATAGTGCGAACCTCAGGGAAAGCCCTGCCGTTCCATAAAAGAGACATAGGAGCAAATAATAGTGAGTCGCAATAAATACGGCAAGCCAGTTAAAGATATTCTTCAAGCAGGCAAACGCTCCAAGGAGTTTCAAAAAGAAGAGGGTGTACAGGAGTCTTTGCGAGAGCAGATTCCCAAGGACCTACTAAAGAAATTAAAAGAGCTTTCGATGGGTCAGACAATCGTGGACCATTGGACTTCAGGTAATAGCCAGCGCGCTGATTGGTTAGAGCGCCAACGTAAGCTCGAAAAAGAGACCGACGAGTTTATCGACCCCATCTATTCAGCCCCGATGACATGGAGTTCGACTCTGCATTATCCCGTTGTTCTTACGATCGGCAAAGCATACCATGCACGTATGTACTCTGCGATCACTGCAGTCGAGCCACCTTTCACAGTTCGTGCCCGACGCGAAGCAACAGTACAGCAAGCCCAAGGTGTTCAACATCTAATGAACTACACGATTAAGGATTGGGCCAATAACTACCAAGGTATTGACGCCGAGCTTGATGAATGGACATGGGATTGGATTTTCCGAGGTGTAGCTTATCTAAAAGCACGTTGGGATAAGAAGTACGTCAAATTTAAAGATGTTCAAGAGCGTAACGAAGTTTTTGAGACTACTAGAATGAATCCCGAGACAGGATTAGATGAAGTCGTTTCGTCGCAAGAAACAGTTGAAGAAGAAGTTGATGTTATTAAGAAGATCTTCGACGGCCCGTGCGTAGAACTTGTTCACCCAGAGGATATCGTCCTTATTGGTTCCACCGACCCTCAAAAAGCATCAGCAGTTGTAGAGCGAAGTTATTTTAATTCCTCTGAGTTGCTACAGCTTGTTGACCGAGGCCTAATGGACGAAGACGCAGTCAATGAAGTTATCGAAAGCGGTAGAGACCGTATCGGATCTGATATTACAGACTCAGCTAAGCACGACCGAGCAATGCGTTCTGGTTTCAGTGCAGCAGAAGCCGAAAACGAAAAAGATAAATTCGAGATCTTAGAAGCACACCTTCGCGCGGTCATTGATAACACTGGAATCGATACAGACATCATTGTATGGGTTCACAAAAACACAAGGCAAATCCTAAGAGCTACTTATCTATACAGAGTCATGGATACGGGCGACCGACCTTACTTTAAAGCAGAGTTCCACCGTCGTAAGAACGGCGAAGCAGCTGGCTTGCCTGAAATCCTATACTCACTCGGAAAAGAGATCGACGCGGTCCGTAACATGCGAATGGACTTTGGTCTTTTGTCGACACTTCCGTTTGGTTACTACAGAGCCACAAGCTCGATGTCACAAGAGTCAATCCCACTTGAACCGGGTCAGCTTATCCCACTTGATGACCCTCAGAGTGACGTATTCTTTCCTAACTTAGGTAATAGAACTGTATTCGGTTTCCAAGAAGAGCAGGCCATCTACACGATGATCGAAAGATACACAGGCACGTCTGATTTGATGCTAGGAATCATCGGCGACCAGGGTGTAACACGTACTGCTACAGGGGCTCGCGCCTTAGTAGGGGAATCAAATGCAAACTTGAATATTTTCCTGCGAAGACTCCAACGTCCACTACGACAATTCTACAAGTACATTCTATCGATGCTTCAGAAGAAGATCCCCCCAGGATTTACTTACAGACTTATCGGCGAAGACGGCAAAGATGTTTTCGTAACGATCCCGTCGAGAGAAGAGATTGCTGGCGCATATGATTTTGAACTTGATCCTAATAGTTCAAATTCTAACCCCCAAATCCAGCTTGAGATTGCATCACAGATTTATCAAGTCACAGGAAACCCGCTAGACCTTCAAATGGGAATCGTTTCTCCTACAGAGCGTTATGAGGCAATTAAAAACTTCCTCCAAGCGATGGGCGTTAAAGATTACAGCCGATTTGTTCGTAAGCCAGCAAATTCTAATAGACTGTTTACTCCCGCTGAAATGATAAACAGAGTGTTGAGCGGTATGGAAGTTGACCTTACTCCGGACCAAGATATTGCAGGCTTCCTTGCATATGCTGAGGACATTTTCTCCCGAGACGATATCCTAGGCCAATTTTCTGAGGAAGACACAATCAGACTGGTATCTAAGATTCAGGAAGCTCAGAGCGTCCTCCAAGCCCTTTCTCAGCAGCAAGCTCAGGTAGCCAACCAAGCGCAACAGCAAGCCGCAGCTAGTGGTACGGCTGGCCCGACACCAGCAGCCCAACCTCAAGCAGGGGGCGTGAATAATGGAGAGTAAGAAACTACCCAAGCTGGATTATGAGGAGCAGGAACTTATAGCTGATTTTCTGAATTCTGACTCATATCAAGTATTTATGAAACTTGCAGCACACTGCCACAGTCTTCAAGAAGAAGCTGTGTTAAACTATAACCTATCACAAGGCTCAGATGGTCTAGTGATTACGAAAGCAAGATCCGAAGGCAGCCAAAGATTGTTACAAAAAATTGGTGAACTTAAGGGCCTGCTTACAAAAAAGGCGTAGAAGTAGAATAGAACCTAGTCACTATTCTATGAGCCCAAATTTGACTTAGTTCGGTTAACCGCGTAACGGTTGAGGTAAAATATGCCCCCTGATCAAAATGACGAACGTCAAGTCGACGAATCAGTCGAAGATCCAATCAAAAACTTAAAAGGTGAATTCAATCGTAAGCTCTCCGCTCAAGAGTCAGCTTTAAATTCTCTCAGAGAATCTAACGAGCGTTTGGTAGCTATTATGCAGGGACTCATCCCAGCTAAGCAAGAACCCCAACAACAAGAGTCTGACAGCAGCGACCTAGATCCATATGACCCTGGTTTTGCACAGAAAGTTGCTAAGCGCGCCGAACAAGCCGCAAGCCGAGTAATGTCAGAACAGAACGAAAAGAATAGGGTAGTCGGCGAGTTGATGA